CCCTCACCTGCGTTTCTAACAGCATCTGCTGTAAATACAAATTCATTCTTAGATAGTCTAGCAGGTACATCATCTGCTTTTTCCATTCTACCTATTGGCACAAATCCACCTTCAGCTCTTAAATCCATCTCTTCACCATCCATATCTAATAAGGGCATGGTCTCTTTTGCTACTGGTTCTTTAGAACCTTCTGCTTGTGCATTTTTGTTTCTTTCATAAAAATTTTTAAAAACGTCAGCTTTTTCATGCATTGTAACTAATGGACTGTCAGGGTTTGCTTCATATCTTTGAACCCATTTTTGATAAACTTTATTTTTTGATAGATCTTCAGAACCAGAAGAATAACCTATTCTTCCACCTTCTGCTAAAAATCTTGTTGCTAAATATTTTTCAGGATCTGCTCTATATCTATCTAAATAAAACTCATCTTCTTCCTCAGCATCGTATGTACTTTGTTTTGGAGTCATTAATCCTGCTGCTAATGATCCTGCTGCTATTCCAGTTAAAGCTTTGTTATTTTTTATAAACTCTAATATACCACCACTTCTATTACCCATTCCTGAAGTTTCTTTACCTAAAAAAGATCTTGTTAAAAAATCTTTAATTCCTAGACCTTTACCAGACATCAATCCTTGTGCACCAAGTCCTAACAAAGCAGCTTTACCTAATGGTGATTTATAAATCTTACCAATTGTTTTCTTAGCCTTCTTAACTAGCTTACCTAAAAAATATTGTTGTCTTCCTGATTCAAGGTCCATGATCCCACCTTCGTATTCAGA